GTACGTGGACGATTGTGCAAATGGATCCCCCAACCGTGGACGATTGTGCAAATGAGTTAGTGCAAACAAACCGTGGACGATAGTGCAAACGCGGATCGGAAGAAACTGGCAACAGAGCAACCGCAACTGGTAAAATATAGAAGCGGATCTATAAAACACACGCGGTACGGCGAAAGGGAGTAGAGCGCACGCGCCACGGCTATTCGCACACTTCCATAAGTACACAATAGTACAAACAGAAAGAGACGATTATGCAAATACAAATAAAACAATCCATGCTATAATATAGACAGTGAAAGGGAGAAACGAAATCCTTTCAAAATATGATATGATGGGAGAAAGATATGATGAATCGTAACACTCTATACAAACTTATAAAATCAGAAGAACAGAAACGAGACGAATACGTTGAAACCTATTCTAAATTTCAGTACGTGTTCAACCCGCGAGTAGTTGAATACAGTAATAAAAACATTGAATGGATGAAGAAAGAATACAAAGAACGTGGTGGAAAAAGAAAGGTATGATGGGAACGCCGATTGGCTTATTAAAATAGTTGGTGAATGCACTGAACGGTTTTGTTATGAATATTTTAAAGACAGAGGTTAAATAATATGCATAAGAAATATTATATTAAAGACTTTGTAGAAGATTTCAATTATTCTGGCGTTATGCTTTATGTTTCAGATAGTGTAAATTTAGAATGCTTGAGAGCAAAACTTAAAGAAGATAATTTGGGCCATTTATACAGTTTCGATGTTGTGTTACGCAACAGAATGTTTTATATAGAAAACTGTGATTTACAGATTATTAGTCCAGAAAGTGAAATATTTGAATTATTTGACAATGATTATTCGGTTAAAATTTTGTATAAAGATGAAAATGGATATTTCATAAGATTGGAGGTACTGTAATGAAGCTCAAAAAAGAACACATCGCATTTTTAAACGAAACTGCAAGAATAGATTTTGATAGCGCTTTACAAACGGTAGACGGTGTAAACATGTTATCTGATGTTGAATATGGATTTGTGCATATGAACGACGGGGAGTACAGGTTGGTTTACTGGGAAGATGGAATTTTAAAAGATGCTTATAAAAACTGTGAGGGTTAAACATGTATGAAGATTTTGTTTTAGGCCTACGTTCCATAGGGTTAGGTATTATTTTAGGATTGTTTATTTTAGCCATTCAAGCCATTGTAATTCAATTTATACACAAAAAAGATATAGAGGATAGAACCGAAGAAAAAGTTAAAATTATCAGATGTAGGGACTGTAAACATTTTTATTCGACTATTAAAGGGTGTGAATGCCGAAATTATCAAGGGCTTAAAAATCCGAATCTTTATGATTTTTGCAGTAGAGGGGAGAGCTTATACAATTGATAGATATAGGTTTAACAAATGCACTTGCGCAAATAAGGGATGCCTTGTATGAAATTTCTGATACCATAAAAGAGCTAAAAGAAACAGAAGATATAGTTGATAAATGCGAAAATTGTCCCTATAAAACGTATTATGAACAGGGATATGTTTAAAGTCAGAAACGGCAGAAAAGTTTAAAAGGAGGGTTGACGATTTAATAAATGCCGTTTATAATATAACCACAAAATTAAAAGGAGATATTTAAAATGAAAGTAAAGATTTATGAGGGACGTATTTATAGCGTTATCAAGGAGAAAGACGGGAATTTCTGTGTTGAAACAATGGACGGTTTTACAAGAATGATTCGGATTTCAAAAAGGCAATGAAAGCCAATGGAGAAAAGTTTATCGGCATTGCAAATAAAGAGAAAGTTCACAACACTTATGAAATCAGTGCAGAAATAGTAAAAGAACACGGCACGCTTGTAACCGAATAATTTAGAATGGAGTATTTAAAATGGCTTATAAAAAGAAAGCAGAAACTAAAGAGCGAGTTGAAACAGTTTTCGATGTTAAAGGTGAGTTGACATTCTGGGTTAAAATGGGGAGTAACGGCAGACTTTATGCTTCCACCTCCGTAAAAAACAGTGACGGTGACAGAATGTTCTATTCAGTTTTTTTCCGAAAAGATGTTGATTTGACTGATTTTGATGAGGGCATGAATAGAATTACTGTTAAGTCCGGGTTCATTACTTGTTCAAAGATCGGCGAAAGTGTACGTCCGAAAATTATGATTTTGGATTTCGAGTAAGAGAAAACAGCGCCCCGGGTAACCGGGGCGCACTATTTAGAAAGTAGGTGTTAAAAATTGAAATACACCGTAGGGAATTTAAGAACAAGGGATATAGATAAAGAAATTCGCTCATACAATAAAAGATTACTGAAACTGCAATCTAAAAATGAAGCGTTTAAAATTCTGGATACCTTGACGCGCACCGAAGTAATGCGGGGGAGAACCGATGCAGAAATAGCGCGTGAATTGAATCGTTTACAGGAATTGGCAAAGCCCGAAAAACAAAAAATGGTAAAGTACAAAGCGGGCAGCAGTTTAGAAGTTCCGCTATTTGTTCGCGAACAAGTTGAGCGTGCAATAACAAAAGCGAATAAGCAAACCGCGAAAAGGTTTGAAATTCTGGAAGCACAGCGCAGGGGTTCATTTTATACGATTGAACAGGAAAGTTTAAGACCCATTACAAAAGGCACGGGTAGAACGCTAATGGAAGTTAAAAAGAGATTGGAGACTGCACAAAATCGCGAACGCAGTGGCTATTTAACCTTTATGGATGAAAAATATAAAAGAAATTATATAAAGGCAATTCAAAACAACTTTGGCGCGGCCGGTGATAAGTTAGTTGATAGGATAAGTAAAATAAATGGCACAGCTTTTTATTTCGCAAGCCAAGACCCGTTTTATGGTTCGTACTTAGAAATCGAGTATTCATATGGTGAAGAAGCTATAAATGCTATGATAAATAAAATTGAAAACGCTTTGACGGTTTTAAACTTGTAATGTTTACAGCAGACTTTGAAACCACAACAGATAAAAACGATTGTAGGGTTTGGGCTTGGGCAGTATGTGAAATCGGTGTTATTGATAATATTGTAATTGGAAATAGCATAGAAAGTTTTTTCAGAACATGTGAAGAAAGCGGAAATTTAATCCTTTATTTTCACAATCTCAAATTCGATGGTGAATTTTGTATCAGTTATCTATTAAAGCATGATTATGAATATGTTGAAAGTAAAAAATTGTACAATAAGCAATTTAATGCACTTATATCCGATATGGGGCAGTTTTATAAAATAAAGATACGGTTTGAAAATGGGAACAGTTTAGAGTTGCGAGACAGTATGAAACTTTTGAATTATTCAGTTGATGAAATAGCGAAAGCATTTCATTTGGATATTCAGAAACTTGAAATCGATTATAATGTTCCACGTGGAACAAACCACATTTTAACGAAAGAAGAAACTGAATATTTGAAACACGATGTTCAGATAATGTCACTTGCATTAGATAGAATTTTTAAGATGGGGTTTGAAAAACTAACACAAGGAAGTTGCGCTTTGGATGATTTTAAAAACATCATAGGGAAAAGGAGGTTTAGAACATTGTTCCCTGAGCCGAATTACGATAAAGATATTCGCAAAGCTTATAAAGGCGGCTTTACTTATTTGAACCCGATATACGCGGATAAAGATGTGGGCGAGGGTAATGTATTTGATGTAAATAGCCTGTATCCGTCCCGCATGTACTACTGTGATTTGCCATGGGGCGAGCCGAAATTTTATGATGGTGAATATGTTGAAGATGCAGAACGCCCTCTATATATTCAACTGTTCAAATGTGAGTTTGAAATAAAAGAGGGATATCTACCGACAATTCAACTAAAAGGAAATAGCCGATTTATACAAACAGAATATGTAACTTCAAGCAATGGGGATATAGTTCCGCTTTGCCTGACAAATGTAGATTTTGAGTTGTTTTTAAAGCACTATAATGTTTACAACCTTGAATATATACGCGGTTGGAAATTTAGAGCATCAAAAGATTTGTTTAAAAAGTACATTGATAAATGGATGGAGGAAAAAATAAAAGCGGGTAAAGAACATAATCCCACTATGCGAAACTGGTCGAAAATCATGTTAAACTCTTTATATGGTAAATTCGCGCTTGATCCTATATGCGCGAAAAAGCATCCATATCTTGATAAAGGGATAGTTAAATACAGGACTTCACCACCAGAAACAAGAGAAGCCTTGTATTTACCTGTGGGCGCGTTCATTACAGCTTATGCGCGCAGATACACGATTGAAACCAGTCAAAAAATAAAGGAATATAGCATAGAAAAATATGGTAAAGATATGTATATTTACAGCGACACGGATAGTATTCATACAACTTTACCGCTAGAAGATATTAAGAAGTTTATTGAAATAGATGACTATAAGCTTGGCGCGTGGGCGCACGAAAGTCATTTTACAAGGGCACGATTTTTAAGACCGAAAACGTACATTGAAGAAATAGACGGTAAATTACATGTTACCTGTGCGGGTTTACCGGATAAAGGAAAAGAGCAGGTTACATGGGAGAATTTTCACCCGTGCGCAACGTATACTGGAAAGCTTATGCCCGTTCACGTTGACGGGGGAATTGTACTGGTTGATAAAGAGTTTAATATAAGGGGCTAATTTATATGTACAGCAATTTTATTGAAAAATATTCCGACTTGAAAAGAGCTTATGTAAATTTGATGAAAGATAGTAAAAGAATCTATGAAGAAAATGATAACATGGAACGTAAATATAATGAGATGTGTGGTTTATATGATGAAATTAGTTTGAAACTCGCAAAAGCAATTATTAAAATCAATCGACTTGAAAGTGAAAACAAAGAGTTAAAAAGAAATCTTGAGGAATTATGCAAAGAAAAATGTTCGCTTTGCGAAACCAATTTAAAATATATGAATGGATGGAGATTAGAAAAATGAAAGAATTTTTCAAATATTATATGTAACTAAAGAAATTTTATCAAAAGCTGTTTGAATCAATTATCCATATTTGAACAACAAAAATCCATGTCATAATTTGTAAATTACAGGTATGATTATAATAGGATTTACAGGAAAATGTAAATACTATTTACAGCGGAGCGCAACGGGTGAAACCGACCGTCTGTAACATCGGGCCTTGCAAGCTATATTATTTCTGCCTGTAAATCCTATTGAGGTGATTTAATGTACTACGACATTAATAATACATTATCCTATAACGCACTTTTTAATATTGTGCTTGGTGGGCGTGGAACTGGCAAATCATACCAATGGAAAATCAAAGCGGTACGGGACTTTCTTAAAAAAGGTAAACAGTTCGGATATATTCGTAGATATAAAGACGAGTTGCTAAAAACCGCAGACAAGTATTTTAATGACATTATTAAAAATCAAGTTTTTCCGGATACGAAAATAGAGTATGACGGGGGCCAATGGTACATTAACGAAGAATTAGCCGGATACACTTTTGCGTTGACAAAGGCAAGTGATTATAAATCAAGTGCTTTTCCCGATATTTCAAATTTGATTTTTGAAGAATTTATTATAGATAAACCGCATTCATCTTATTTGCGCAATGAGCCTTTCCTTTTATTCGATTTGTACGATACAATAGCCCGAATGCGAGACGATGTTATCTTATTTATGCTTGGCAACGCAATTTCAATGGCTAATCCATATTTTATACAATGGGATTTATCACTGCCGAAAAATAAAAATGCAGTTGTAAGAGATAACATACTTTTACAGGTAGTTCCGACAAGCGCGGAATTTAAAAGAGCGAAAGAAAATACAAGGTTTGGTCAAATGTCCCGTGCTCTCGGTTATGCAGATTATTCTGTTGATAATAAATTCTATTTGGATGATGAAGCACAGATAATGAAAAAAGGAAAAAACACGCGGTTTTATTTTACTCTTGTTTGGAGGGACAAAAAATACGGCGTGTGGTTTGATTACGACACAGGGATGACAATTATATCATACGATTACGACCCTTATAATACTATGGTTTTTACACCAGATAAAGAAAGTATCAACAAGTCAATTCAATATGTAAAGCAGTATGAACGGCATCCGTTTTTTAGAAGAATAAAAGAAGCGTTGGAAACTGGGACGCTTGCTTACGAAAATGAAAAAATTCAGCATGAAATTAAAAGCATGTTGAAAATAATTATTTAAAAGGAGAAAAACAATGGCTTACACAACTTGGATTACAGCTAACCCCCTTGTAAATGTCACACAGGTTTTCGGGGGTTCTCATCGCGGTAAAGACTGGAACACGCGGGATGCTTCCGGGGTAATGGGTGACACGATGGTACGGGCGATTGGTGATGGTGAAGTTATTCGGAGCGAATACGGCACGGGCGGAAACTGGTCGTGGGGAAATTTCATTGCGATTTACTATCCAGCTCTTAACCGCACTGTGTTGACTGCGCACCACGCGGAACGCCTTGTGAAAGTTGGCGATTCTGTTTCAGCTGGATCACCTATCGGAAATTTCGGAATGACTGGTAATACAACCGGCCCACACTGTCATGAAGAATGGCATATCGGTCGAGGGATTACAAATAATCTGGTAACACCTGAGGATGGCTTCCCGAATATCGTTGGGCGTTATGAAGTAGAATATGGAGGAGGTGAGCCACCTATGCCGACCGATTTTACCGCAAATATGCTTATTGTTGTTTTCGCTGAAAACGGGCATACAATCAACAGCCCTGCAAGCAATGACCCCGAAAATTATGTATACTTTGGCAATAAGAGAAAGTTCCGCGTAAAACCTGACGACCTTAACAAGGTGCAGGAGTTCGGAAGCTGGAATTACTGGCAGGATATTACAGACGTAGCAGTTCTTAAAATCTTTAATAAAGATTTGAGTGAGCTTCCCAATGTGTGAAAAATTGAAGGCACTTTATATTGAAAGTTATTACAACTATCAAAAAGCAAGTGCCAAAGAAGTAGGAATTATGTATGGGATATTTCTAGGGGTAAGAAAATGCTGTAACATTTTATATTCGCAGAAAACTGTTGCAGATTTTCAAATTCTGGCAAACGAATTTACTAACAAAAGGGTGTGATGAAATGGACTATAATGCGGTTGCTCAAATTGTAAGCACTCTCGGCTTCCCGATTGTAATGTGCGGTGTACTTGTTTGGCTGAATGTCAAACAGATGAACGCGCATGTGGAAAGTGAAGAAAATTTTACAAATGCTCTTGCGGATAATACGAAAGCGTACATTGAATTGAAAGACGCTATTTCAAACTTGAAAGTGAAAGGAGAAAACTAAAAATGAAACTTAGCGAAGCCCGTGAATTTATTGACCGTCTTTACAATAGTGAGGACGGCATGACGGACGACATGCGCGAAGATTTGCGCAGGTTGCACGATAGTGAAGATGAGCAAGAGGGAATGGAATGTTACTGGAAAGAAATGTCCGATAAAATGGACGGAATTTCCAATGCGTTTAAGGATTTTAAGCGTGATTATGTTACCCGCGTTTTGACTGGCCGTGATGCTGTTAGAAAGCATGTTGAAGATTTGAAAGATGATGATTTCGACGACATCAAAGACGAAACGGAAAAGATTAAATCCATTTTTAATGAGGAGGTAATTGAAAAATGAAAAGTGCAAAAGTTTTGACAAGTGTAACCAATAATACACCGCAGATTTTAACGGCGGTTCGCGCGCAGATGGTTGCGGAAAATCCCAGCTTTGAAAACAGGCTCCCACAGGTTACGCAAGATAATATTCGGGAATTTGGTGCGGCGGTGCTTGATTATCAGCCCACGCAGAACGCTTTTGTAGATACCCTTGTAAATCTTATCGGGCGCGTATGGATTACGTATCGTTTGTTCACTAACCCTATGCGGGTACTTAAAAAAGGTATTCTTGAGTACGGTGATACGGTAGAACTTGTTTACACCAACCTTGCAAAGGCGCACCAGTTTGACCCTGCACAGGCTGAAGAAGAATGGATGAAGCGTGAAATTCCTGACGTAAATACCGCTTTTGCAAAACTCAACTATCAGGTATTTTACAAGCAGACTATTTCCGATGACATGTTGCGTCAAGCCTTTATGTCGTGGCAGGGCCTTAGCGATTTTATCAGTTCTGTATTTAACGCAATGTACACGGGCGCAGAGCTGGATGAATTTACCACGATGAAAAATCTGCTTGCGCAGTATGGTACGGCTGGCAAGTTTGCGGTTGAAGTGATCGACGAAGTGACGGATAATACATCCGCACACATGGCCCTTGCGAAAATGAAAGCTGTTTCTAACAAGATGGCTTTTATGCGCTCGGATTACAATAGCCTTGGCGTACTTACTGCCACACCGAAAGAAAAGCAGGTTCTTATCATTGACGCAGACACGGATGCATACTTGGCCGTGCTTGGGTATAGCACACTGTTCAATCTTGAGCCCGCTAAGGTTCAGTACCGTGTTATCGTAGTGGATGAAATTCCCATTCAAGACACGCACGCGATTCTGATTGATGAAGATTTCTACGCAGTGTGGGATGCTTTGCAGAAATTTACCCGCGATATGAACGGGCAGGGCCTGTACTGGCAGTATTGGGCACACTATTGGAGAATCATGGCAGTGTGCCCATTCGCAAACGCGGTTGCGTTTGTTACCACAGCGCCCACAATTACGGAAGTTGAAGTAACGCCCGCAACGACGAATTATGCTCAAGGCACGGCAACTCAAATGAAAGTTAATGTTACGGGCACTGGACTATACCCGCAGGGTGTAACGTGGACTATCAGCGGAAATACCGACGCAACCACAAATATTGCTCGTGACGGATTGTTGTATTTCGGTGAGGCAGAAACAGGCACAATTACTATTACGGCTACTTCTGTTTTCGATAAATCCAAAACTGGCACAGCAACCGCAACTAAAGGATAAATGCTTATAGCTGGGCGGGTAATACCGCCCGGCAAATATAAAGGAGAAGAAAATGGCAATAAATCCCAATACAACAATTTATCTGTGTGCAGGCATCCCATGGGGGAACGATTATGCGCACGTTAGATTGTTTCAGAATATGGAAGAACGTCTTTCTTTTCTTTCCACAAAAATTGTTGCGACACTTGACGGTGCAACTTATCAGCGTGACGATAAATTTGTTTCGTTTCCTGCAAATTATGAAACGATTGCAAACTGCAATTACATGTATTATCGAAATAACAACCGCTGGTACTTTAATTTTATTACAGATATTCGTTTCCAGAACGAAAATAAAAGTGACGTGTATTTTGAACAGGATGTTTTCCAAACATGGTTTGCAGATGATACTTTAAAAATATCTTTTGTTGAGCGTGAGCACACAAACGATGATACATTTGGAAGTAACCTTGTACCGGAGAATCTGGAAACAGGGGAATACGTTTACAACCAGAATATTACAAGCGGTTATGGCACTGTTTATGATTTCACACCCGGCATTATCATTGCCGTTTCGGAGCGCTTGGACGGTGTAGCAACTTCGAGTTTACTCGATAACACATTTACTGGATTGTCTTATTACTACGCGAAAAAAGAACGAGTAGACATGGCTATATCTATGGTTGATGAGTATGCAAAAAGCGGCAAGGGTGACGCCATTGTGTCAATGTTTATGTATCCGCTTGAACTCCTTAATATTTTCCCTGCTTCCCCGTCTTATGGTTGGGTGTCGGGTATGGGTTCAGAAAGAATTTACGGAAACAAACTGCTAAACGTTTTTGCGCCGCTTGATGGTTACACGCCGAAAAATAATAAGTTGTACACATACCCGTATAGAGCCTTAGAGTTGTATGGTTCTGGTGCAAGTGGCAAAGAATACCGTTACGAGTTTTTTGATTTCGAAGCACAAGAACCGAATGGGCCTTTTGTATTATTCAGCTCGCTTGGCGGTTCAGCTCCTATCGTATGTACACCTCTCAATTACAAGGGACTTAACATCTCACTTGATGAATCGTTGACAATGCCCGCTTTCCCTGTTTGTTCGTGGATAAACGACACCTTTAAAAACTGGTATGCGCAGAATCAAATGGGAATGAATTTAAATGCTTTAACGACAATTGTTGGCGGTTCGGTTGGTGCAGGTGTCGGAGTTTTCACCGGGGATTTTTCCGGGGCAGTTGAAAGTGTTGTAGGTGCGGCGACTAAAATTGCTAATACGCTTGTAACAATCGAAGAACATAAGATAACCCCCGATAGTGCGAGGGGCAATACAGCTTCTTCAAATTCTTTCTTTGCAAATGGGCAATGGTATTTTTACATGTTCCCTAAATGCGTGCGGTACGAATATGCAAAACGCATTGACGATTATTTTACCATGTACGGTTACAAAACCCTGCAAACAAAAGTGCCTAACTTGTATGGCCGACGTTCTTGGAATTTTGTGAAGTGTACAGAAGCTAATTTAATAGACAGTATTCCTGTTGTAGCACACAATCGAATTAAACAGGCATTTGAAACGGGTGTTACTTTTTGGCATACGAACGATATTAAAAATTATTCTCTTGATAATTCTATTATTTAAGGTGGTGCAATAATGGCAAGAAAAGGAATAGGTGGTAGAGATTTTCAGTTTTTCGACACTCTAGCTTTGAACAATATAACTTACAATGAATATACAATCCGATTGCTTAACATTGCACTAGCTCGCTTTAAATGGGAAAATGTGCCAAAAGGGATTGATATTCGATATCTTGAATTGATGCTCATTACACAAGGTTCAGCGCTGGTTTTTTATGAAGATAGTTTGGAACAGTTTTTTAGTTTAGGGGTTGCGTATACAGGCCCGCTCAACTGGTACGGAGTACCGTCTGAACGAAGCGCAATTGCCGCAAATGGCACGCCTTTTAGAATGTTGGATGAAACAAATAGCGTGTTAATTTTTAATAACATGGCAAGAACAGGTGATGCCTACATTATAAATGAGTATGCGCGCAAGCTATATGAAATTCAGCGAAATGCAGAAACAAATGCTAATTTACAAAAGTTTTCGGCTTTTATTGCGTGCAACGAAAAAGAAAGATTGTCACTTAAAAACTTGATTATGAAGTTGGACGGCGGTCAACCGTTTATTTATGGTGATAAATCCTTGAATCTTGACAGCATAAAGCCCATTAACTTGGATATTCCATTTATCGCTCGCGATTTGTTGAGTGTTAAAACGGAAATTTATAACGAAGCACTTACAAGTCTTGGTGTTGTTTCGGCTTTCACGGATAAACGGGAAAGGCTTGTTGCAAATGAAGCCGCCGCCCCGTTCGGTTCGCTTGAAATGATACGGGAATCTTACCTTTACGAACGAAAACAGGCATGCGAAAAAATAAATGAAATGTTTGGCGCTAATATGAAAGTAGAGTTTAATTCCGAAATTCCAATCGTGCCAGAAATAGGCGGTGATATTGAAAATGAGTAGTTACACCGTTGAGCTAAGACAACTTATTCAAAATGGTTATGACATAGGGCTAAAGGACTATCCTATTTTTGATGAAAGTTACCGTGAAACACTTAATAATAAAATTATAATGCATTACTGGATGAGGGAAATAGGAGCGGAAACAGCGGGGCTTTTTAAACTTTATCTTAACCGTACTATGTCTGAAATAATGCCGTATTACAACCAACTTTATAAAAGTGCTCAACTTGACTTTGACCCGCTGAATGCTTATAATTATGTTGAAACAAATATGGAATTTGAAAACGTTGAAAGTGACGGTACACGCACAGACACAGCAGACGGAAAAAGTCTTTACAGCGATACCCCGCAAGGGTTGTTAGATAATGGTGCTATTGCAGACGGAAAATATTTAACTTCTGCCACTTTAAATGATTCCTCAGCTTCTTCGACTGCAAACAATTTGCAGAAGCGTGATAGGAATTTTGAAAAGAAAGTGCGTGGAAATATGTATCATAATTTAAGTGAACTGTTGAAAGACTACCGGGAAACATTTTTGAATATCGACATGGAAATTATCAATAACCCGGAAATACAAAACTGCTTTATGAAACTGTACTAAAGGAGGTGAATAAGATGGATTTTCTAAATGTGGTTCGATGCTGTACTCCCGCTTTGCCGTCTGCTTATGCGGATGCGCTATCCTATTATGACGCGCTGTGTAAATTACAGGGAGCAATTAACGAAGTGATAGCTACTTTAAACACGTACACACCTGTAACCGAAGAATGGGTTAAAAACTATGTGACAGATCAACTAACTTTGATAAACAAAGAAATTGATGAATTTGAACGTTCAGTTAACGGCAAAATAAATAATTTGGAAAACCAATACGCGCAATTTACGCAGGAAATTAATGATAAAATCATTAATTTAATTGATACCGTAGATAAAAATAATGAGCTATTCTATAATTATATTATTATGGTTGTCAATCAAAAACTAAGTGAAGTAGTTAACAGATTGGGTGACGAAACAATTATCAATAATCCTGTGTATAACAAGTTAAACAGTTTGAAAAATACTCTAAATGATGTTTATGCAGGGGTAAGGCAAAGTGGAATAACAGCTTACGAGTACTCAAAGCTTGGATTGACAGCAAATGGTTATAACTCGTACAGCATTACAGCATTTAATTACGCAACTTCTACCCGTTTTATATGGCATAAACTTATCTACGGCGTTTATTCAACGATTACAGGAATTTTCACAAACGTTCAACAGGCGTTAAACGAAATCTCGCAACAAATTCGCTCAAATGGTTTGACTGCTACTGAATATGGCGCGTTAAGTCTAACCGCAACGGCATACACAGCTAAAAATTGGTCTGCTTACGACTATGCATGGAATTCTAAATCTTAAAAATTTAATTGGAGGTATAATTATGTCTAGCACGAATAAAACTACTACTCTTAAACTTTCTCAATTTGTTGGTACCGATAAGCCCGATTGGCTTACCGATTACAACGAGGACATGGAAAAAATTGATGCTTTCGCAACGACTGCGGAATCTGATATCAGTGGTGCACAGTCTGCCGCTTCTAGCGCTCAATCGGTTGCTGCGTCTGCAAGTTCTGCTGCGAACGCTGCTAGTACAAGCGCCGCAAACGCTGTTACAGTAGCAAATAGCATTATTAACGGTTGGGAAGCAATCGTACCTACGGACGTTAACGCAAAAATTGCTAGCTTTACACGCACTGTGCGCGGTAATGTGCCTGCGGGCATCTTGTCTATATCGGCGTATTATTACTCAGGTGATAAAATTTCCCTTAGCTCGAATGAAATTTTGTTTAAAATCCCGACAAAATTTTGTCCTAAAAATTCAGCGCTATATGGCTCAATCTTTTTAAAGGATTCAACTGCAAACACTATCACTGTTTCTAACCTTGTTGTGAACGCGGATGGGAGCGTCGCTCTTTGGAGCGGGGCGGGCACTATTAACGATATAAATGAATTAGTTATATCATGTTTTGCTTGTATCCCTGTATAATTTTAAGCCCCGCCATCTGGCGGGGCTTTTCATTATTCAAATGTGGTGTCTTTCGGTTCAAGTAAATAATCGTTTGGATTCTCCCAGTAATCAGTTTCAACTTTTGCTAGAGCTTCAAAATAGTTTTCTGCATCAATTTCAACAACTGCTTCATGGACTTCCTTAATTGTGATTTTGAATGTCATTCTCCCTTTCTCCCATCATATCATATTTTGAAAGGATTTCGTTTCTCCCTTTCACTGTCTATATTATAGCATGGATTGTTTTATTTGTATTTGCATAATCGTCTCTTTCTGTTTGTACTATTGTGTACTTATGGAAGTGTGCGAATAGCCGTGGCGCGTGCGCTCTACTCCCTTTCGCCGTACCGCGTGTGTTTTATAGATCCGCTTCTATATTTTACCAGTTGCGGTTGCTCTGTTGCCAGTTTCTTCCGATCCGCGTTTGCACTATCGTCCACGGTTTGTTTGCACTAACTCATTTGCACAATCGTCCACGGTTGGGGGATCCATTTGCACAATCGTCCACGTAC